AAATAACATATGAAGGTAAGCAGATAAAGGCTAGTGTAGAAATCGGAGAGTACGATGGCAAGGGTTCTGGGTTCGTAACTGGCCTAGCTGATAAAGCTAAGGTATGGGTTAGAACTAAGGACGTGCCACTACCTAAGACTAAAGATGTAATCTACATCAATGGTAAGAAGTGGTATGTGGATCATATCTCTGATAGCGACGCTAAAATGCACTGTCTTGAAATTGTGGCCAACGTTAGGACGGTAAGACCATGAGTAATTCACCAATTACCATTACTGACACTGCTACACCGTATCTTGAGTTTATAGCTAAGACTAAACCGGACTGGACAAGGAAAGCTATGAAGTCAGTCGGTTGGATGATGCAGAAGGAAATTAAGGCGGGTATTAAATCCGGCTCACCTGGCGGCCACAAATATGCTAACTTCATGCCACCTACAATGAGGGCTCAATTTGAGGCAGCGTTTGGCGCTAAAGTAAGGCGTGCCTATCAAGATGGCGGTAAGGCTGATAAGGAAGGTTGGGGGCTTAAATCCCGAGCTCAACTTATAGCCGGTGGCGTAAAGGAGACTACAGTTGGTTATACACCTCTCGGTAAGATGTATCGAGCTGTTGGGTACCAATACGACGCCAGGTCGCAATCGGTAAAAGTAGGGTGGTTATCATCGTCTGCTAAACGATTAGGCGAACAGATTGAGCGTGGTTATACAAAACAAATCACAGAGCCTATGCGTAGGACATTATTTGCCGGTGGCTTTCAACTTGCTAAGGGTAAAACATCATTTAGGATTAAACCTCGTAAAACGTTTGGTCCGATGAAAACAGCCTTACAGCCTAAGTTGGTACCTTACCTGGAGTCTAAAATCGGTGAATATGCACTAGGTAAAAGCACTCAGTTCGCATCTAGTAGACGAGCATATAAAGTGAGGTAGCAATGCAAACTATTCCACTAGCGGTCATTGCTAATAGATGGGCGGAAGCGGTTAAGGATAATCAGAAGATTACCGATTACTGCATGAGACACTTCGGAAAGGACTTAACTATTTACATCGGTTACGATGATGCCGATGCACCTCTTGAGGAGGATTGCCCGTGCGTGATCATCATGATGGATAACAAGTCCGAGGGTTTGGCAAGTTCATACTCTTACACCTTACAACTCGTATGGGGCGTAGTAAGGAATGAGGCAGAACGTGAAGGGCGTATAGTGAAATACACAGGAGTGTTCGAGTGTGACGAACTTGGCCAATTACTCATCGAATGTATCATGGCAGTTAACCCTAACTATCCTGTCATTAACATTGACTATGAAACAGATAATATCTCGTGGCGTCCGGTATATCCGGGTAAAGCCACACTCACTATAGAAATACCGCATGTAATTGGCGGTAATGTTGAATATTAGGAGGATAAACATGGCAGTAGCTAAACGTGCACAAGGTGCACAATCTTCTCTTACAATGGCCTTTGAAACTGACTTCGGTACTACACCATCTACCGGTGGCGTGGTAATGCCTATTATCAGTTCTTCTTTAAAGGCAAGCCAAAACTTGAATGACTCCTCTGTTATTCGAGGCACACGTAATCCGGCGGCACCTAGTCGCGGTAATATAGATACATCTGGTAGCATCGTTCCACCAGTTGATGTATTGGGCTTTGGCTATTGGTTAAAGCTAGGCTTTGGCGCTCCAACTACAACAGCACAAGGCTCCGGTAAGAAACACGTATTTAAAATTGGTCCAGATATGCCATCTGCTACATTCGAGCAAGGCTATAAAGATATCAGTACTTACCAACAATTCAGTGGCGTACGTATGAATAAGATGTCTTTAAACTTCGGTGGTGACTCTGAATTAACTGCATCTATCGATGTAATGGGTTGTAAAGAAACTATGGCGGCGGTGCCCTTCGATACTGCACCTAAGTCTATCACCTTTACTCCATTCGAAAACCTCGAAGCCACCATAAAAGAAGGTGGCGTTACGGTAGCGAATGTATTGTCCATGAGCCTTGACATTGACTTCGGTTTGGATGGTGACTCTTATGCTATCGGTGGTAAAGGCTTCCGCACTTACATCGATACAGGTATTATCGGCGTATCCGGTACTATTAAAGCCTTCTTCCAAAACATGGACCTTTTGAATAAAGCCGTAAATGGTACTGAGTCTAGCTTGGAATTAACCCTTACTAAAGGTACTAATTCCTTGACTATCAAATTGCCTGAATTGATTTACGAACGTAACTCTCCTGGTATCGATGGTCCTAAAGGCGTAAATATTGAACTTCCATTCAAAGCCTATTATGGCGATGATGCCGGTCAATCTGCAGTAGTATTTGAATTGGTTAATAGCCAAACATCTTACTAATCTAACTCATTAGGAGGTAACTATGAATATTCAAGGTAAAGAATTAAAACCAAGAGCCCTTACATGGACTGAACGTGATGCATTAATCAAAGCCGGTCTAGACTTCGTGTATTGTCCAGTAGATGTTGATGATCAAGTAGCATCTATTGTACGTAGTCGTGACATTATGCGTTTCATCTTAACTGAGGTGTACGAGCTCACAGACGAACAACTCAATACTGTAAGTGATAAGGACGCAATGAACTTCGCCGGTGAAGTCATTACATTAACTTACCAACTACAAGAAGAAACAGAAAAAAACTAGAAGAGGCGTGGAGGTGGATGTCCTCGGATAGGCCGAAGTACTGCAAGGGATGTAAGGAATTACAGACCGCTACAAAGCAGTCCTTCGACTGCTCCGAGTGTGACTTTAACCCACCACGCCTATTATTCGGTTCAAAACAGGCTTTGCGTTTGTATAACCTATCACGTAGTCAAAGAAATTACCACTCTGGCGGACTAGCCGGGTTCGACTATCCGGCTATACGTACAGTGGCTGAGATTAATAACATTAATCTAAATCCGATGTTATTTAGTCTTATGTGGATATTGGAGGGATTAGAAATGGAGGCGATGAATAAGGATGTCGAATAACGTAGTAGATATCGTAGTGCAACTGACCGATAAGAATGCAAAAGCCGGTTTAGAGAAAATCGCCGCTACCTCTAAGGGAACAGTTGCAGAGCTTTCAAAGTTAAAGAATGAATTATTTGCCATAGGTGCAGGCGCGGGTATTGCTGGTCTTGGTTCAAAACTCGCAAAAGAGGCACTAGCTTGGAACTTATCAGTAAAGAAGATGCAATCCTTAACGGGGGCCACTGCTGAGCAAGCAAGTACATTTCTATCTGTTGCAAACTATATGGGTGTAGCTACTGACGTTAGTACTGTAGCGTTCGCTAAATTTGCGAAGGCTGTATCTAACGCCCAGGATAAAATGCAAGTTGCATCCGCAGAAGGGAAACTAGCGACTGATATGTTTAGCCGGCTAGGTGTTAGCATTGATCAGATTGAGGGTAAGAATACCCTTGAAGTGTTCAAAATCATTCAAGACCGATTAAGGAACATGAAGGACGGTGCTGAAAAGACACGAGTTGAGATGGAGTTATTCGGTAAAACCGGATACCAACTTCACGGAATGCTGAATATGTCAGCAGATGCCATGAAGCAAGTCGAGGACCGGGCACGTGCTATGGGCCTTGTTATTGACGATGAAGCGGCTAAGAAATCGGCGCAATTTAATCGTCAGTTGAAAGACATGGAACAGACCGGCAAACGATTGGCTATTATGATTGGCCAAGAACTTTTACCGGTGGTTATGGAATATGCACAAGGTGCAATCGATTTAACTAAGTCTTATAGTAATCTAGCTACAGAACAAAAGGAAGCTATCTCAGGCCTTATTAAATTCGGCTTAGAAGCTAGTATAGCAATCACAGGAATTCAATCCGTTACAAGTGCATTGAAGTTCATGCGATTAGCTACTATAGCGGCCGCAGGACCTTGGCTTACATTAGCAACCGTAGCAGGCCTCGCAGCTAAGAGCATATATTCGGCGGTATATGCATCTAAGACCGCAGGTACAGACCTAGGTGTTGATGTTAATGGTCTTAGAGCCCATAAGAACTTAAACGCACCTGGCACGAGCTCCGCTTACATGGCTAACCATGATGGGCGGTATTGGGTTGAGGATAGTTCACTCTTTGGACTTATCAAGAACGATCGCTTAGCAACGAAAGAAGAGGGCGCTCAAATTGACGCTGCTATTAAGGCTAAGGAAGCGGCAGACGCTGCGAAGAAGAAAGCCGAAGAGGAGCAAGAGCGACTTCAAAAAGAAATTGACGATGCTAAGAATGGTCTTACCAATAATGATGTACTTAATAAGTTAAGTGGTGGCCTCGAGGATGGAGCCAAGGCACAAGAGAAGGCGGCAAAAGAACAAGCACAAGCGGCTGAAAAAATGTCGCAAGCAGCTGACCGATTAACCGACTTAATTAAATCCTTAACACTCCAATCCTTAGAGATTGACGGTAGTCAATATGAAATTGACAAAGCACAAGCTAGAAATCAATTCGACTCTAACACTAAAAATATACTCAGCATCTTACAAAGTGCTGCCGGAATAAGTAGCTCAGGTAGTGCCTCTGGAGTACTCGATGCGGCCAATGCGCAACTTGGTAAAGCTTACGTATTAGGCGCAGATGGTGATTGGGCTACAGACTGTGGCAAGTTATTTGCGGATAGCGTAAAGGCTACGTTTGGGAAAGACGTTCCTAGATATGTCCCATCTATTATGGACGCAGCGGCAGAAGCCGGAGCATGGCACCCAGAAGGCGATGGATATATTCCTAAAGCCGGCGATGGTGTAGTCGTACTTGGCGATAACCATATCGTTATTGCTGACGGTAATGGCGGGTATACAGGCGCTAACTCTAGTACAGGGGTGGTTGCTAAGCAGTCTATCACAGGTGACTTTGGAGCGATTACAGGGTATGTAGATACGTCTAAACTTGCCGGTATATCTGGAGGTAGTACTTATTCACAAGCTAACGCGCAAGCATTGGCAAGTTCTAACCTAGTAGCAGAAGCTAAGGCTAAGAACGAGGAAGTATATCAAAAGAAACTCGAAGAAGCTGACCGTAATCAAAAAATCCGTGTACGTAAGATGAACGAGGAAATCTCAAAACTTGACCTTGAACGCACAGGCGATCGCTTGCAATTACTCAAGGCGGAAGCTGAAGCACAAAAGGCACAAATCGATGATAACGTTCGTGAGTACACAAAAGCAGTAGGCGATAAGACATTAGCTGAAAAGAGAGCTAATGCCGAGAAGCTAAAGATTACTGCTGATACGGAACAGAAAATCAGAGAGTTAGCATATACGCAACTCAACGAGGATTCTGAACGTCAATCTAACTTAGTAAGGCTTGGACGGATATCCCAATCGGATGCAGACCAAGTACTTAATGAACAGTTACGAGCATACATCGAATTCGCTCAACGAGAACTCAATGAAGCTCAGCTAAGCGCTACTCAGCGTTTGCAAGTAGAAAAGAACCTCGTTGAAGCTCAGCAAAAGCTATGGGAAATGGCCGGACGTAACATACGTACTAGCCTACAAGAAGGTGCTAGACAGTACAACTTACAGGTAGTGAACTATGGTGACCTAGCGAAGTCTACTTTTGATAGTACGATGAGCAGTATTAACTCTTCCTTTACTAGTCACTTAGAAGGTATCGCTACTGGTGCTGAGTCATTCGGTAAGGGGCTTAAAAATATCTTCAAGGATATTACAAATAGCATTATTAAAATGCTTGTAAATCTATCCTTCCAACAGTATGTACAGCCTAAACTACAAAGCCTATTTGGTGGAGTGGTAAGCGGTATCGGTGCTATTGGCGCAGGTCGTGGCGGTGTATCTTCGTTTGCAAGTGGCGGTTCTTTCAGCTCCGCATTTACAGGTAATAGCTTTGGTAAGTTTGCAAGCGGTGGTATTGCTCCTGCAGGTATGACATTAGTTGGTGAGAATGGTCCAGAGCTCTTACAGTTCAACTCTTCTCATCGCATTTACAATGCAAGCCAAACACGTAAGATGAT